AACATTATACCATAAAATCCTCTAAAACGCCATACAGACGCTTAGAGGGACTTTATAGGTGGAAGATGGGTCACAGATCGATCTGACCAGCATTGCTGGCGTTACCCTGTAGTATCTCTTCACTATAGGGACACTTTATGCGTCCCCCCTTTTATTTACTTGTAACTTTATGTTTTAATTCTTTCTCTGATTTCTTTCCTAGATTCTTTAATCTAATGTCACGCAATACTCTTTCTCCTTTTTTAGTTACAGCCTTGCGTTCTTTAGTTGTTAAACCACTTGCTTTCACTGGTTTATACTTAGGATCAACAGTTTTCTTCTTAGTTGATAACAACTCGTCTGCTGTTTTAGTTTTAGCACCAGACTTTGCTGCTCTTCTCTCCATTGCAGCCTTTCGTTGTGCCTCCCTTGCTGATAGGGCAGCACTTCCTCTTGCTTTTTCAGGTTGCTGTTGATTCCTTGATCTTGGTTTGTTAGTACCAATATCTGTTCTAGGTTTATAATCTGCTGCTGGTGCAGTTTTACCTCCACCGACTGCTTTAACTCTAGTCTTATCAATATCTCTCTTCTTGCGTGATGTGCGAATACGACCACCCTCACCAGGTTTCCTAGATGCCTGACCTTCTAGTTCTTTATCGTATGCTTCAGCAATAAATTGTTGAAAAGACTTCATTAGATATATCTTTTTAGTTATTTAGTATCATCCTTCTTAGCAGCACCTTTGAAGACTAAATCATTCTCATAGAAATACTTTACTCTTTCTCTTCTTAATCTTTTTAATTGATCAAATTCAGCCTGTTGTTCGGGAGTATATACAAAGTTTTGTTCCCTCCAGACTTTATTTAATTCTTTTATTCGTTTAAGAATTTCAGGTGGTCTCATTACTTTAATTAATAATTGTATAATAGGGACACTTTATGCGTCCCCCTTTATTAATAATCTTGCAATCTACCCTCCTGAGACTTATACATTCCAACAGATTTATTACACAACTTATCATCTTGATTAACATCATCATATTGTGAGTAATGTTGTATCTCTCTTGTTCTTCTATGTTTAACATATTCTAATTGATGCCAACATTCCTCATTACATAATAATAATGTATGAATCATCTTATGTCTCATTGGTTTACCACTAGAATATATGCAGTCAGGTTTATCCCTAACTCCAGTTTCTATAGTAATATATCTGGATAAGACTTTCCATCCATCCTTGATACGTTTTTCATTATCTATTGGATCTCCCTTAAAATAGACCCAGCCCTCTTCAATGTCTCCATTTGGTCGATTCCAAATGACATAATCATCTACTTGAGGTTCATACATTACTCTGGTTGAAAGCGAATGTCATCAACTGCTACTGCTTTCAATTTATTAGGATTATATCCTTCAGCAATAAATTCTTGAATCAATTCATCACATTTTTCTCTGGTTATATTATTTGCATAATCTTCAATAAGATTCCAACCATTAGTATTAAATGTCAGGATCTTATATAATTTTTGTTCAGTCATGGTAATAAATTAATAACACTCTATGTATAAGAAAATACCCTAACAGTCTAACTGCTAGGGTATAATTTGTCAAATAAATTCAGCCAAATAATAGTCAACTGTGACCTCTAATTTTGCTGCTTCTTGTTCACATTCTTCGATAAACTTTTCAAGCATTTCATCAGTTTTGTTGAGAAAATGTTGTTCACTTGGCATTGGAATCCTCCTTACAGGTACAAGCATTGGAAATGTTTCTGAGTTTAAGATATAAATTAGTCCAGAATTCGATTGCCTCTTCAGACATTTCTGAATTACTGGTATGTAAAGACACCTCAGATAATGCCTTTAATTCTTCTTTCGATAGATCGACTAACATATAAAAATAAAAATAGCCTAGGGGATGTTAGTTCTTTTAGTGGGGGCGACCCACGAGGCACATCCATCTCCTCGAAATAATGTGGTAGTTTCCTATCGCCGCTAACCCTGAAACTACCAAAGGGGGTTACCGCAGTGAGGGAACGGGGCCATGCTCAAGGTTTCACCTTGCAGCCCAAATTTACCTACTGGGAATCGCTTACACCTGAACCCCTACTGACGACTTAAAGGACGTAATTTCCCTGCTGAACAGAGACAACCATAGATCCTTGCGATGTTCGGGCAGTAGAACCGCTTATCCCTCACACCTTAAGGACACTTTATGCGTCCCCCCTTATTATTATCCTCCTTCTATCTCACATCCAATACGACTACCGAGAACTGCACCTAATGGAATTGCCCACCAACGGCCATCTCCTTGAGAGATAGCAGCACCTAGTCCACCACCAACTAGGCCACCTGCTATCTTACCATCAGTGCAATCATTATTATCAAACTGTATAGTGGTCTTACGTGTGTATCCACCTCTTCTTAAAGACTCTGAACTATGTTGACATGGAACTTCAATAGTTTCATGGAATGATTGCACATATCCAGGATTTTCTGCATTTCCTGGAATATATTCCTCTCTATATTCTGTCTTAAAACAAGTACGGCTGGTTGAATATCCCTCTTGATATTCAATAGGTCTAGGAACAGGACTAGCAACTGCTGAAACTGGAGTGAGTGCCAACAATGCGGCAAGTGCAATTTTCATTTTATTTTTATCTATAACTATATCTTATCATAAGATATTCATTCACGCAACAGTCTGTGCCACTTCTTTGAGTGCCACCATCTTAGTGAACAGTCCTTCCATATCATAGTACAACTTAAAATTCTCTGTTGTCACATAGTGGCCCCTAATATCATTACCATCACAGTGCCATCCATAAGATTCAACCTTCTCTTCTATACCATCTATTCTCATCTTTTTGCTACCATCCAAGTAAGATAGGTATCGTTCGTCTAGATTAATCATAGTTCTATGGTGGTGTGTGTTGATATTATAACATAGTTATATGAGTTATCTATAAATTTAATATTGTCTTTAGAGTGTCGTAATCATTCGTTACTATTTTTCATATGATCTTCAACACTATCAATTAGAGTTGAAACTTCATTCAAACAATCTATTTTCATCATCATATCAGAGATATGCTTACTAATGTAAGGTTTCTCACTCCTTGCTGCGAAGGCTAATGCTTCTCTTAGTTTATCTTGTGCTTCATTTAGAGCAGTTTCTACTTGTGTTGATAAGGCCATGATTAATTCTCCAGTTGGTTTAGTTTTTCCTCTGCTTTTATTTTCTTCTTCATCATCTTAGCATAATATACATCTTGCTCTGTATACCAGTCAGGATGTTTCTTTGCTTGTTTAATGATCTTCTTTGCTGCTTTTTTGTCTGATAAGTTTGACATTATTCATTTTATTCTATGCTCGGCATAGTATTTATACTCAACCAGATTGTATTGCTAATAATGTATCATAAGGAATCCATGCTGGTTCTTCATCTTTGAACTGTACTAATACTTCAGTAAAATTCTTTTGCAAATACCTAGAATAAGACTCCCTCACCATTTTAACAGGGCTAAGTGGATTTTTCATTTGTTCATTAGCATCTTGATTATATATCATGGGTTTTTATCCACTCCATATTCAATAATAATTTTCTTATACGCATTACCTTTACTATCTGTTACCTCATACTTTTCAATAGTACCACCAAGTAATGATGTTAGTGTTACTATCTCTTCTACAATCATTGCTTCATCTTGAATCATTTAGTTTTCCTCATAGGTACGTCAAGTGTCCAAGATGATGATTCTAATTTAACCATCTCAAAGTTCTTCTTAAATTCTTTCTCTCTTTCTTTCTTCTCTTTCTCCATTGTTACATCAATGGATTCAATAGTTCTCTCACCATAATGAGCTTTATTTGGATCTTTTAAACCCATATAATCTAGTATAGCACTATCTACCATAAACCAGAGTGCATCCCAAGTGACAGTATCTCTTAGTTTGACTGCTATTCTATCTATATCCTCACCATCAAGATACTCACCAGTTGCTACTGCTTTTGCATAATCTTCATACTGAGACAAGAGTTTTGCTCTTGCTTCTACCAACTCATTGAAGTTGATAGTGATCTTTACATCATCATCAATCGCCATTGCAAAGTTATAAGTGTAAAGCCAATATAAAACCCCCTGACTGATTTGTCAAGGGGTATAATCTTTACTTACTTCAGGGTGGGTGTGAGTGTAATGTCATTTTATTTAAATCTAAGGTTTACTTAATTTAAATTAAAACCTCCTTACATATACGTTTACAGACTGATTGGCTTTCATCACATTCGATTAAGCACTGATAATAATCTGAAATTAAATCATTATCAGGATCGAAATGTTCTTCTCCTGCCAGTTGATTGTATGATATTAAATTGTGCATTAATCTTCTCCATTAAGTTTCCTATAAAATAAAACCGTTTTAATGCAGTTACCTCTCTTATGTGTACCTTTCGGTGACTACTAATATTTATACCATATTTGTGTTGAAATGGCAACTTAACGCAACAAAAATTTATGCCTACTTCTCTCTAGGATTAACCATATCTCTTGTCTGGTTAATAACAAGATCTCTAATCTCCATCAACTCATTATAACACTGTTGATTATAAGCACAACTGCGTAGATGATGATCTGCTTGCATTAAAGATTCAAGAAAGATAGAACGAGCTCTATCCCACTTCTCATAATCTGATACCTTTTCATCTAATGTTTTTTGATCTTTCATTTAATTACCTCCCAATTATCATCTCCTCCTTCAAAAATCTCGAACGAATAACGATCAGTGATTGAAGCAAGAACTACTTTTCCATTCTTTCTATTTAATACCCTACAAGAATGTAGTTTATACATATCATGCTCAAACCTATACTCAGCCTCAGTAGACTTAGGTTTAACACAGATGAACTCAGTTTTAATAGCAGTTTTCATAATACGTTAGAAATAATAAGGGTAGATACACGAACACCCCAGTTCATGAGAACCATGAATGAGGCGATGAAAACCAATTTTTCAGATCCCGTTAACTGCATAAAATAAAATAATTT